CATGTCTTGCGCCTTCAGCATGTTTTCCAACCAGATCCTAAGCATACCATTGACGATCTCGGCGTCCTTGATCTCAACCTTGTCACCAAGAGTGAACGTGCGGTTGAAACCACGATTTGCGATACCTTGATACAGGTACTCAGCATCTTCTGTGGAATTCTTTACGTCTCCTGTAACCACTAATTTGTTACCTTCTAGAGTAACTTCAATATCAGATTGGCTAAAGCCAGCAACTGCCATCTCAATGACATACTTGTCTTCTTTTACTTTCTTGATATTGTATGGAGGATATCCTACTGTTTTTGCACCGGTTTCCGCTAGAGTGCGAAGGGTTTCAAGCGTCTTGTCAAAACCAACAGTGAATGGATAAAGGTCTCTACCAAATACATCTTTCATGTAAGTCATGCGATTCTCCTTAAATTAAGCGAGTTTAGAAATGTGAACCCCCAAAGGCATTCACATTTCTATTTATATCATATCAGAACGAAAAACGCAACCCTATATTGAACATATGTGCAACATTTACCGTTTCAATTATTAAAAAAGATGTCAATATAGATTTTCTTTGGTCTTCAAAATGATTTACGGTAAAATATAATAATGGTGTAAATAATAAAAAATGTCTGTTCAGTTCACCTAAAGTTGGACTTGGACCTATCAATGGATTCATTTCAAAATACTGACCCGCATGATTTTTTATCATGTCTCGGGTCAGTAACCAATCTGATGCTATCAGTACCCCGTTCGCAGCACCTAATAGTTTCTCATCATATGTCCATTCTCTAGTTTGTGCTGTTACGCACAAAGGTACTGTTAGCAATACTGCCGCTAACAGTTTTTTGAACATTACCTAATTTTCTTTCCAATATTATATTTAGGAACTAATTGCCATTCATCTTTTTCTTTATGTGACAGTATCTTGATCTGAGAAATGAAAATAGGAATTGGTGTTTCGATTTGTGTTTTGTTGATAACTTCAATCAAACCCCAATCCTGTAAAAGTTTACTAATTGCATTTCTACGGGCTAAATCATTTTCTGACAGATCGGTGGGTTTACCATCTAATGCAAAAAGTTCTTTGAAATGTACGATATAATAACGACCTTGTTTATGTAAAATATGGCAAGATTGATATAACGTATTTTCTTTTTTGGATGCAACACCAATTCGCGTCAATGTTTCCCTAACTTTCAAAAAGTCATCAGGTTCCACTAAAGTTACTTCAACTAAGTCTTGTATTCCTATCATTACTATTCACTCCGCATTTTTATTATTATAATCATACTAAGGTTTATTTAGTAAGTGCAGATTTTATATAAAGTAATACTTTTTCTACATCATCCACAGTTGCATCTGATTTTATCCTGTTTGCTTTAAATGATATGATTTTTATATTCCCTTTAGTGTATCCTAATTTACCATCAATTCTATCCAAAGAAGGTGAAGCATCTCCTGGACCTTTTCCGTTTTTGCTGACAGAAAATTTTATTCCTAAAACAGGACAAACATCAGGAATTATAATGTCTGAAACTTCTATGTTAAATGGTAAACTTTTTTCTTCTGCTCTTTTTTTGGCTCTCGCCCACATTAAGTATATAAATTTTTTACCAAATTGTTCGTAGTCAATCTTACTTTTTATATTCAACTCATCTTTATGTAGTTGCCTATATTTTTTGGCGTATTGGTTTCCTTTTTTCTTTTGTTTTTCCTTCAAACAAAAAACACAATGATTGTTAGAACTATATCTTTGAAAAGTTCCACATTTTTTACAAGGATTTTTAGAATCTTTATACATACGCAATAATAGTTTTTGTTGATACTATTATTTGGTATTCCACTTATTTGTACCACCTTTATCGGTGTATTTGCGAATCTGCTCCAATTGTTCATTGGTAAGAATACGCAAAGCGTCTTTGGCTTTTTCATTAGAATAACCAAAATATTCTTTAACACATTCAATATCTTTCAATACCTCGGCTTTTTGCCAAGGTTGAAATTTCCTCTTCATTGGACGAATACTATTCAAAAGATACTGATATTGCAGGTCTTTATCCAAACTAGGATACAGATTCATTTCATTTACATAAAGAATGCAATCTACATGATAAGAGAGTGCTCGGTTCACCACAAAAGGCGTATAGTCTTTATAGTCCAATTCGTCTTGGAATGGATTTTTTTTAGTGGTAAGGATGGAAGGAATTACTTCTTTAAAAAGGTCAATTTTCATTTTAATACTCCATAATATATAAATAGGTGTAGGTCACGATGCTTGTAACATCTACCTACTCTAACATTGTAAAGGAATGCCAGCATGAATATTTATTCAATCTACAAGGCAACAAATAAAATAACAGGTAAATCATATATTGGTTTTGATTCTCATTGGCCAAAAAGAATGAACGAACATAAAAATACTGCAAAAAATACGAAAAGTAAAAGATTTCATAGATTTCACGCTTCATTACACAAACACGGTTTCCATAATTTTGAATGGACTATCTTATATCAATCAAAAAATGGTGAACATTGTTTAAAAGAAATGGAACCTTATTTCATAAAACAATATAATACTTTAAATGATGGATATAATCATACCTTAGGTGGTGAAGGTACACTTGGATACCGTCATACCGAAGAAACAAAAAATAAATTAAAAGTGCCAAAAACCAAACAACACAAAGAAAAAATGTCTATTGCTAAAAAAGGAAAAATATCCGATAATTTTTTAAAAATGCAAGTTTGGTTAAAAAACAATCAGAACACTCTCGAATTTGGTAAAAAAATATCACAAGCAAATTCACAAAAATGGATTTTGATACACAAAAACGGAGAAGAAAAAATAGTTAATTCTTTATTGGAATTTTGTATTCAAAATAATTTTAACCGAAATATGTTTTATTCATTGAGTGCAGGTAGAAAAAAATCATATAAAGGTTGGATTGTTTGTAATAAAACAATCTAATCTCTAAAAGAACAATCGACCATGATTTCAGTGAGGCAAGCAACCATATTGATCTCCTGATCAGCAGCAAATGCAGACTGATACTGATACTTGGCTAGATGCAACACCAACTGAGGAACAGATTCTGGCTTCAACAGTTCATACAATCCATCATACACTTTACGATATACTTTTGTAGGATCATTGTCAAGATTGTTTGTTGTCCACTTTCTTGCATTACCAAAGTTCTTCTCTTTGAGTGCAGTGATCAAATCACCCATCTGTACATCAGAAATAGAAGTCAGGATACCCTTGTCGATTACACCCGAAACAGAATAACGTTGCAATTCATTCAGAACACGCCGATTGTCAGGGAAATGTTTGGTGATGATTGCTGCAACAACTTCTTTTTCATACTTGACATTCTCATTCTTCAGAATGAATTCGACTCGCTTGAAGAAAGCCATAGCCATCTTGGACTTTGAACCGTTCAACTTAAAGTCAATAACTGTGCAGCGAGAATGAATTGGATCAATAATCCGATTCTTGAAGTTACAAGTAAAGATGAAAGAGCAGTTGTTAGAGAACTCCTCAATCGCTCCACGCATGGCAGGTTGAGTTGAGTTCGCATTTAGATAGTCGGCTTCATCGATGATGACAACCTTGCGACCACCCATCAAGGATACAGAAGATGCAAAGTTCTTGATCTTGGTACGAAGAACATCGATACCTGATTCATCTGATCCATTGATTACAATGTAGTCGCAGCCAACTTCATTACACAGGGCTTTTGCTACTGTAGTTTTACCAACGCCTGCGGAGCCCGAAAGGAGAAGATTAGGAATCTCCTTTCGGTTCACATATTCCTGAAATGTTTCTTTCAGTTGATCGGTAAGAATACACTCTTGAATAGTCTTAGGACGATACTTCTCCACCCAAAGCATATGTTCTTTCATTCACATTCTCCATAATATAAAACAACATCATATCAGACTTCTCAAAAAATGTAAAGGTCAACCTTTTACATCTTGCAAACATTCAAACAGTGATTCAAATTCCTTGAACTCTGTAACTTCTTCTTTCAATGACTGCTTGAATCGTGCCTTTGCTAGGCGACGAATCATCTTCTTTGGAATCTTTAGTGAGCCATATGCCATCGTGGCAATATCAGCCATCGATTGATTGGTCACCTTAATAGTTTCCATAAGTTCAACAGTCTCATCAATATAACCTTTCAACTGCTTCAGTTGGTCTTTATTGAAAGTCCCATAAATTGTATCGATCTTTTCAATCATCATTTACTCCTTAGAATTTGCTTTCTTTAGCTTCAATGGCAATCCAATACTCAATATCTTCTTTGGTGTTCTTGAAGTGTGCGAAACCTTTGAAAGAAACCTGGACTGCATATTCACCAGGAATCATCTTGATGTTTTCTGTACGAAATACTGCACTATATGATCGGCCAGTACCTTCAACTCCACTTACTTCAATACGATTGGTGTGCTGTGAAGAATCAGAAGCATCATATGTAACGATATAAACCTTATCGCCATCAGATTGAATTGCAATATGTGGAGACGAAAGTACCGATGCAGACTTCATAACATCAGCATAATCTTCAGCAGTAAGTGTAAATACTACTTCAGGATCAACCAAACGAATTTGCTTGTCAGCAGCAGGTGTAACAATATTAGATTTTTCAGTCTTGCGGAATTCAGTCTTGCGGCGACCACTCTTGAAGATGACATTAGCATCATCGAAATCAAGTTCGACTGAATCTTTGTACAACGACATTACTGAAAGGAAATCATTCAGATCATAGACACAGAAACTTTCATCAAAAGTATCCTTCAATACAGCCTGAGCGAGTATAGTCTTGCTTGCAGACATTGTACTGATCTTGTTACCCTTCTTGAATTCCAAATTTTGGTTGATAGTCGAAAAGTTCTTCAACACAGCCAAAGTTTCATTAGACAGTTTCATTCACATTCTCCATTAAATATTAAACTTCTTCATCTACAGAATAGATTGTATCATGTTCATACAGAAACATCAAGCAGCACATTGCATGGGCAAGATGGTGTAAACCAGATTCGGGATCAATCTTCTCACCTTTCTTCCATGCCCAAATATGTCTTTCCATAGCATCGAAGTATCTGCGTTTGGAATCAGGCACTCTTATCCAATTACCTCTTTCATACTTTTGAGCACCAAACGTAAGCACTTTTGCTGTTTCTTCCAATGCAAAAGGCGGAAGCAAACCATACTCTGGTTTGCCGCCGTCAAATTTACGACCTTCTCCCATCACATCTCACCGACAAAATTCGCAACAGCAGGCATATCACCTTGAAAATGATATGTGCCAATATGTGCAGTTCTCATCCATGGGCAGAGCCAAATCTGACCACCAATATTTCTCCACCACTGACAGAACATATAATCTTCTGAAAGGTACCTCTCAGAACCCTTATCAATAACAGTATCGAAGTATGCATGAATGTATCGTGAACCATCGAAGTTTGCTTGCCCAACATGATCAGGCTTGTACTTCAATTCAGGATATGCAGCTTCAAACTTAGGGAATACTTCACGTTTGACCATCATGAAGCCAGTTCCAATTTCCAAAACTTCAAGAGGTTCTGTCACAGAAAACTGTGCAGTACCTTTTACAGGATTGAAAACGAAGTCTCCAGCAACCTTCTCAAGAAGTTGTGATTCAACTTGTGGGTTATTTTCGATAGCCTTCTTGACAGCCTTCCACTTGATGGCTTTCTTGGGATAAGGTCCGCCAATAACGTCTTTGTCCAGTGCGAGCATGGCAATAACGTCTTGAGGATTAAAATTGATATCAGAATCAATGAATAGTAGATGACTGCAATCAGAACGCAAGAATTCATCTACAAGATAATTTCGTGCCCTAGTGATCAGGCTTTCGTTAAACAAAAACGAAAACTTTACAGGGATACCATAT